GAGGCGGTGGGTATTGCACCCACGTCCAGTATGTTTATTCTACTTTTCCTCAGACGAAGCAACTAAACTAGAAAAAAGCTCAAATCTGCCACAATCACATTTTGTACATCCACACTCTTGGTCTTTATCTGACATTCCTACCCCAACAGATTCTGTACAACGGGGAGAGTAACAATGACACCGATGACCGCATGTGTAGCAGTAACGTTCTTCACTTATCACGTTTTCTGCCGCTTTTACTGTCTGTGTATTTTTCGAGCCATTTCCAAATCCATTTAAACACTAAATAAATCCTCTTCAATGTCAAATTTATCTGTTATACCGATAGAGGTTTTCCAATTAAAAATTCTAAAGTTATCAGCCTCTAAGTCCCAAACTAATTCCATGCCGTCTGGATACTTTTGTTCACTACCTGCGCCAGCAATTTTTGACGCTACAAATTTTGAGGGAAGATCATCAATACGAGTAAAAACCATTGTACGTTCTGATCCGTCTTTTTTCTTAAACTTGCCTTTGTATGCCTTCATAATTACCTCCATTTGCGATAATTAATATTAGCAATTTATTTAGGATTTAGCAAGTCGATTATTTCTTTTGTTAGTCTTCTTCTTTTTCCTAAACTGATTTCTTTCTTCTCTTTGAAATTTAATCTCAAGTTGTTTTTGTTTTTTAAGCCAACGAGCACGGCCCGCACGAGAAGCTTCTCTACGTTTTTCACCTTTAGTTTTGTGAAACTGGTTATCACGTAGCTTCTTAAAAAATCCCTCTTCATGTAGTTTTTTGTTTAATATTCGATAAGCTTTACCGATATCATTGTTGCGAACGTAAATTCTCATATTTTCCGTAGTAGTCTCTGATTGTTTCCTCATAAGTATTATATTTTAATCTCACGCCAAAAGTGTCAAATAGTTTTGAACTATCTAACGCACCTCTCGGTTTACCTGTAGGTCCAAGCTTATTATTTACAATAAAATCTTTTGGATAAATTTTTTGTAGAACTTGACCGTCTCTAATTAAATTTGAACTTATATTATAAGTTCCGGGCACCCAGTTAGCAATGATATTTTTGACTATTTCAACAAAATCGTCGATATAAATACAGTCAGCTGCTTCAACGTTTACTGGCTTATCTTTTTCAATTTGTCTTTCAATATTCATCCAAATAGGAAATTTTGAATCACCGATCCCATAGACATGAATAGGACGTAAAATAATATCTTTTTCATCACAAAACTGTTCGCTGTATAATTTGTTAAATCCATACCTATCAACAGGTTTTTGTAAATAATCTTCAGTAATTTTACCTTCCCAAGAACCATAAACCATTGATGAACTAATGTGTAAAATTGGGCAGGAATAAATTGTTTTTATGTTTTCCGTGCCTTTAACTATAGAATCAAAACAAAATTCAGAAAAATACTTTGATAAAATAGCTTCAGATAGTCCACCACAATTAATAATTAAATCATACAAAATTGGGTTATTATATGATATCTTTTCAAAACTCCATTGTCTGTGAACACTTGCCTTAGTTTTTTTAATTAATTCAAATCTGTATTTAACATTAATTTCTCTGTGATATTCTTCAAGTTTGGAAATGCGAGTTACACCTTGGTTAGAACCCCTAAATATTTTTGCATATCCTGGATAGTTTAAGTCAAAATTATCCATTATAGTTATATTATGGTTTTTATCTAATTCATAAGATAAATGAGATCCTATAAAACCTAACCCACCTGTAATAAGTATTTTCATTTAAATTGACCGAAATTGCTTATAAGTTTTAGTTCTTTATCTGTGTACCCGTCCATTTGCTCGTCTACCCAAACACTTCTATCATTAGAAATACCCCACAAGGTATTTAGATGAATACTTATGTTTTCCAGATGTTGTATTGCTTTTAAGAAAGACTTCCATTTAGATAAGCATCCAGGCTCTATCATACATTTAACTATAACCCAGTTTTTGCTATCTCTATAAGATAAAGCTTTGAGTTTATCATACATTTTGCGAAAGTTTACTTCTTGTCTGTGAATTGAAATATTTAAATTACTATAATTAGATAAGTTTACTAAGTAATCAATGCTTCTGCTTCCGTTTGTGTTTGTAGTAACTTTAGAATTATTATCATGTAAATATTTACAAATTTCAATGTATTTTTTAAATAATGTTGGTTCTCCGCCCCAGAATGTGAATTTCGCGTTTTGCCAACCTAATTCGTAAAACTTATTAATTGCCTTAATAATGTCCTCAAACTTTTGGTTGTCTTTTTCTTTACTATGAATTGATGTTGGGCAATACCAACAATCAAAGTTGCACTGCTTAAGTAAATACCAACTAATGTATTTATGTTGTTTTGTTCCTTTAATTTCTTGTATAAAAGAGTTTTTATCATTTGATTTCTTTGGGGTAGGCATATCTAAATAACACTTACACCAATCCAAGGGACAAGACACCCATAAATTTTTAGGAAAAATAATTTTGTCGTAAATGTTACCTAAATAACCTGCACTTTCACAATCTCCACCTCTTACGTCACCTTTTTCATCAATACTTAAAACATGCTGTAATGCATTGCATTTCCAGCCCTTCCAATTATTTAATTTTTGTGTCCTAATTTGTTGAACGCTATAAAGTGTGTCTATATTATTTTTATCAGTAGTTATAATATTTTTTACCATATTTTTTTATTATAGATAACATCAGTATCATTCTCTCTACACATTGAGCAAATTAATTCTGGTTTGTCTTTTGTTAAAAACCAATTATTTTTTACAGTTTCTGAGTCAGTAAGGGATAGCGGAGTATACATATTTTTATATTTGTCCCAATCCTCTGAGTTTGTGATAGTGTCTAACAAATCATCAAGATGAGCTGTGGGCATGCATTTCCATAATTTACCCTTATATAGTCTTGTGCAGTGAGACCACATGCAAACATTGTGAGCTTTGATGTAGTCTGAATTAAAAGGTTTAATACCGTCTTCATACATCTTTGCCCAATGATTAGTCATTTTTCTTATTTCAATACAAAGATTATCTTTTTGATATACAGATCCGAAAGATACAATAGATTTTTTTCGTGAAATTTTAGATGAGTCACCAATAAAATTTTGAATATTATTTTTTATTAATTTAAGATATTTTTTCTCATTTGAATGAATACTAATTACTAACATACATTTAGTTTCATTTAATACTTGTGCCAATTCTAAATTTTTATTTAATAGTAATCCATTACTAAATAATCTAAGATCAGTTTTTGGGTATATTTCCCTTGCAGTATAGATTAGTGATGATAAATTTTTATATAATAAAGGCTCTCCTCCTATTATTTGTAATCTTAAAGGATTAATAAAAGGTTTCCAATTTATTAAATCCCTTTCTAAAGATTGTTTAGTTTGTTTTGTACTCGTTACTTTTAAGTTTGAATAAACATTACAATGATCACAAGATAAATTACAGTCTAAAGAAATAGGTATATCTAATAAACGAATATCATGCTGTTTCATTTAATACTTCAGCTATTCTTTCTAGTTCTTCGTGCTCCATAAAATGATGAGAGGGTAGGTGAATCAAGTTTTCAGTGAACTTTTTAACTCCAATCAACTCTTCTTGCGCTTCAAAAAAGGATAAAGAGGACATAGGTTCTTTGAACATCGTCCTTGCAAGACATTTGATTGAATGAAGCTTATTTAATACATGACTAACTTGGTCTGAAGGAACAAACATTGAGAATCTTTCCCAAACATAATTTTCTCCGGGTATAGATTTAAAGGGAAGATTGTTATTATACCAAGTAGCAATCTGATTTCGACGCTTTCGATACTCGAATTGCTCATAAAGCTGAATTTCTTTCAAAAGAACAGCACAAGAGGTATTATCTAAAAAACTCTTGGTGCCATAACCCACTATTTGTTTTTGTTTTGAAGTTCCGTGCGCTTGAATTTCATATATTCGTTCATGAACATCAGCATGACGAGTTGCAATTCCTCCACCAGAACCTAACGTGCCAGGTCCTTTTGTAAAATCAAAAGAGTAACATACTAAATCAGATAGTTGTCCAGGTTTATATTTAATAGGTGCTCCCATATAAAAAGCAGGAGCTGCATCCTCAATTATCTTTATTTTAGGAAGATACTTTTTAATACTATTACAAAGTTCTGGTACGTTTGCCATTGTACCGAAATTGTGTATAATTATAAGTGCTTTTGCATAGTTATTTTTAATTTTTGCCCAATTTTCTAAAGCTTCAACAGAAATATTACCAGTCTCATCAACGTCGATAAATTTTAAACGCCTATTCATAAATCGAACTGCATTTGCTACACCTCTCCAACCATAAGCAGGAACAAGAATGGTATCACCCTCTTTTGTCAAGGCGTGAACAGCTATTTGAAGCGAATCTGTACCACAATTAGTAAAATTCCAGTAAGGTATATCAGATAATTCTACACACTTATTAGCTAACTCTCTTTGTATAGGGGCAATATCACGACCATCTTCTGCTTGATAGGGATAATCCATAGCGTCAGAGATAGCTCGAAGGTAATCAATTTTGTGATTTTTAATGCGTTGTTTATGTGGAATAAAAGCGATTGATTTCATTAATTTAATTCTATCTCTGCAAACTTAATATATTTATTAGCGTAAAAATGAACAAGCTTATTTCCAAGAGTAGAGTGCTTTAAAAGATCAATATACGTTCTTTTAAGATTAATATTTTTTGTTTCTTTTAATAACATTTTTGTTTTAACACTCATTAAAAAGTGTGCACTTCCATAATAAAGTTTACTATTTGCTTGATACGGTGCATCTGGGGCAACGGGAATATCTCTAATCACACCTATTTTAGCTTTTTCAAATTTTGTTTTATCTGTTATATTATTTATCTTGCAAAAATTTTTTAGCATATAGGTTTGTTTAACATCTAATTTTGGTAAATCAGATGATGAGAAAAATAATTCAATATTTGTAAGATTTGAATATGGTCTATACACCCCATCTGTGTAAATTGCATACCAGTTATTATCCCTAAAGTTAAGGTTTGGAGTTGTTTCAGCAAATAAATTACAGAAATTATCTTTGTTATCTAAAATTTCGTAGTCGTGAAAGTATCTTAATACTGTTGTGCCTCTTTTAGCAAACCACTCATCGTTTAAAACAGGTTCAAAATATTTTTCTCCATAGTCAGCTACAGTAAACTTTGTTCTTGGTAAAATCTTACGTAATTCATTATAATACGGAATAGTATAATTATTTATCTCTATGTTACTTGAGTTATTAAAGTTATTATCTAACGCATATCTATAACAATGAACTTCATCTACATGAATTTTATTTTTAATAAAGGCGTTGAGCATTGTAGTAGAGTCAGCACCGCCACTGTACATAACTCTAATATATGAATAAGTATCTCTTAGCTGTTCACACCTTAATTTAATAAGTTGATCTAATGTCTCTGAGGGCTCTTGTTTCCAATATATTTTAGAAAAAAACTCAGGTGGATACGCATTGAAAGTAATTTTTGACATTTTACCATCAGCGGCTTGAATTGCTTGAAATTTATTATCAAAAGCAATGCCATCTACTAACCAATGAAATGAATCAGGCATTTAACGCAGGAATTGATTGTAACCACTGAATAACTTCTTCATTACTCCATTTACCGTGTCGATGAGTCATGTAAGCGCCATTTTTTAGTATCATGTACAGCGGTAAACGATCACGATACTGAGGATGTATATGTCGTTGGATAAGCTCATTAGTTTCATTACTTAACTCCGTTTCTAGCGCTGGAAAGAAGTTTTTTATTGCAATGAGCTGATTTTCAATGTATGATAAATTATCTGAGTCGGAATATGCCATTCCAATAATTTTATGGGCCATTTCGTTCTCTCAAATCGTTGGCAATTTCTTCTAAGTTTTGTTCCATAAGCTGTATCCGTTCACCCAAGTCATGAATTTCTTGTTGAAGGTAACGAATGTCACCACCTAAATCATTAGCTAATTCACGGACTTGTTGATGAATTTCTTTTAGTTCAAAACGAACGTATTTTTCAGTTGCATACATGGTTTCTATCTTAAATAAAATTAGAAAGATTGTCAACAAAAAACTCAAGGTAATGCAAAAATGATGTTGCATCATAACATAAAAAGGAATATAATATAATGAATCGACCAAGATTACCCTTTGTTAGAGAATACTTTCAAGACATAGCAAATAGAGGTAATGAAGAAGCTCAAAATCTAATGACTGAGTATCAAGAAATAATAGACCATCAAGGCGAGTTTTTAGCTGGTCGTTTTATTATCGAAGTCTATATTGAAATGCAAAAAACTTTACAGGATCAATACTATCATGACTGCCCCACTTGATCAAGCTATGAAAGATGAAATCAAAAATTGTGTAAGAAAAGAGTTTACTGTCTACTATAAAAATGACGGTATTCTTTATCGTAAAACTACTACTCGTGATTTTATGAGTAATAATGACTTTATTGATTCAACCCGTGTAATATCTTTAGGAAAAACAGATGCCTAAAAAAACAGAAAAAACTTCGTTTGTTCCAGGTTATAATGTTTGGTCTCGGAGACGTACTATTGATGAGGCAAAAAATATTGCTCGATGGTCTCCCTGGACTGCTCATGAGTGGATGGCAGAGTCTATTCAAGGAGCGTCTATTGATGAGTTTGAAATTTTAGAACGACATGATAAGGCGGCTGATGAAATCAACTCTATGTGGCGTCGTAGATCAAAGCACTACTATTATGACGAAAAAGAATTTTGGGACGGCGTTCCTCCCAAGATGATTCCAAAATGTCTTTCAAACAATGACTACGACATTATTGGAAATGAAGAAGAGTAAATCAATTAATTTTCAACTTGCAGATTTGTAATTTCTGTGCTACTTTAAGGGTGTTAAAACATGCGTTTTAAGATGGCGTCGAGAAATCCATTTCGTGATTTCGTTCGCAACCTTCGTCGTATATCTATTTCAGATCATACAGACGAAGAAAAAGATGATCTGTTTCATGAACTTTGGTATAATCTTTCTCCAAAACTTTCTGAAACAGAACTTTATTTAAACTCTTCGCCAGCGTATTCTTCACGCTGCGAACATTGGAATTATCGTGATTTAGATATTAAGTCGATTGTTCCAGTCTCTAATTTAAAAAATCCATATTTACGACTCAAACGTGAGTTTGAAACTGCGATGGCCTATGAATCTAATGAACGTTTCGTCACAGCTGTGTCTAAATCTCTTATGTGGTTTTATGTCCAGCCGTATCGGGACGATTGGGTCACGTAGTGACACAGGAGGTGAACGTGGTGGTCTCACACGATAAAGCTAAAAAGCTAATCTATAAAGTTCTTTCCTCAATGCCGATTGATGTCTTTGATGACGAAGAAGGCACTGTTTGGGAAAGTAGTAATTTTGAACTATACAGCCCTCGACCGGAGGGAGACTTCGAAGGGTCACGTGAAATAGGCGCAGCTAATATAGTTAGTGCCTTTAATCTGCTTCATCAGAAAATGTTAATTGCTGAACTTTCAAAGGATGATGGTTTTAGCGATTGTGCTGATGAGTGTTTTGAACTTTTTACTAATGTCATGGACGATTTACAAGAATCTAAACTTGTTCGTAAACGTCCAGAGGCAATTCGTGAAACATTTAAAGTTATAGAGGGGACAGATGTCGCAAACGAACAATGAACTAAAACGCGAATTTGAAAAAGTTGTTGATCTGCTTGTTCAAATAGAATCAGCAAGGGAATCTATTTCTTCCTTGCTAAAAGATATTAAAGCTGAGTATGGTATAGAGATTCCTGTAGCTCGACGTGTTGCAAATGTGATGCGCAAAAATTCTCGTGCTGAAGAAGAAGAGAAATGGAATGAATTTAATGAGCTACTTGACAGTGTAATATAATGTTAAATTTTTTAATAAACTTTGTTCTTGGACTATTTGCTATTATATTAGTTCTATTTATAATAATTATGTTGCCTTATGTAGTAGACTCTTTCTATGAACTACTATCCTATATGTGGAGCGTGACATAATGTTCACTTTAACATCTTTATTTCAAGCTGTTCAAGAAGCTATTGTTGATGCTAATAGAGTAGTAGAAAAAAATGCATATGATATGCTTTGTGATAGGTATTTTACAGAGAAAGATGGTCAATACATTCCTAAAACCGTTAATATGGTCTTGCCAAATGTAGATAAAAATGGTAAAATTCAACAACAACCATATGATATTCCAATCTTTTCATTAATAAAACCTCATGCGCTAAGTATAGACAAACTATCAATGGATTTTGAAGTTGATCTTCACACAAAAGAAGAGGAACATATTATTGCGTCTTTACCAAAAGGTTTATTCTCTTCTAAACGTACATCCGCTAAAGTAAAAGTGACATTTAAAGCAACAGAACCTCAAGAAGGTGTAATGTTATTAAATGATAAGGTGTACAAATCTTTTCCGCAATAAAGAAAGGAATTTAATATATGGCTGATGATGGCCTCGTTAACATGAGCAACCAATTCGCTGGATTACCCATGCGAGATTTAATTGGTGGCCCATTACAAGCAGCTTGTGATGCTCAAAATATGCTTGCAGCTGCTACATCTAATTTTATTCAGGACGTTGGTTTACAAAAATCTGGAGACGGTGCAAATGCAGCATTAACTGCTCGTACTGTTGACTTTTCTTTTGACCGTCCTGCCCCTGCAAGCGCAAATGCAGCAAATGCTAATGGAGGAACTGAAAAAGTTGATCTTAAAGTTCCACTTTTAGCTATTATCAATACTCCTGCTCTTAGTGTTAAAGAAGTTGATGTTAACTTTACAATGTCTGTAAACTCTTCAACTAGTTCTGAAACAGACTCACAAACAGAAGCAGGATACGAAGGTTCGGCAAGTGTTCATATTGGACCTTTTTCTGCTAAAGTAAGTGTTCACGGTTCTGTATCTTCTCATAGTAAAGATACTCGTAGTAGCGATAACTCTGCTAAATATGATGTAAAAGTTGTTGCTAGAGATGATGGACCCCCAGAAGGATTGATGAAAGTATTAGACATGCTTAACACTGCAATTACTCCTCTTCCTTCTTCTTCTGAAACTCCTGCTTAATTTTAGTCCCACTACTATCGTAGTGGGACTTCTAACCACTGGAAAACCAATGTCTTACTTCAATCAAACATCGACCGACTGGCGACTGTCTCAATGTTGTCAGTTTCATGATAAAAAACTAGCAAAACAATTTAATTTTGGTACAACTACTAAAACATATGCACTTAAAGATGGAGGTAAAAAACGTGTACAAGATAAGGCTTTATCAAATGTTCACAAACTTTATCTCATACTTGAGCACTATTTTTCGAAACAGCCCCGAAATCTTCGTTCTTTTCGTATTTCTTCTGAGATGTTTCCTTGTTATACTCTGGACTTCACTCAAGACTGGTATAAAGAAATTTGGGACGAGATTTGTGAGGCTCTCCACAAATGCGGTGAAATAGCTAAATATCATGAGATTAGACTATCTGTACATCCAGGTCAGTATACTGTTTTAGGTAGTCCAAAAGCTAATGTTGTTGAAAACTCTATTAAAGATTTAGAGTATCACGCTCTATATGGTAAACTCATGGGATTACCTGCTGAAGATTTTACTATGAATATTCATTTACAAGGTTTGTATGGAGGAAAGCACATTGATGGAATTAAGAGATTTGCAAGCAATTTCCAATATCTCTCAGACTACGCTCAAGGAACTTTATCAGTTGAAAATGAAGATAAACCCAACGGCTATGACATCGAACACACACTCGAACTCGCAGCAAGAATCCCAACAAGAACTTGTCTCGACATACACCACTATGCCTGTCATAGAATGCGACAAAACGAAAAAGTCAAAAACTCAGAAGGTAAAGTTGTTAACAGAAAAATTAGGGACGAAGTTAGACATATTAGTGTAAACGACGATTTTTTCAAAGAGGCAGTAAAAACTTGGAAAGGTGTGCGACCATTATTTCATAAATCTCAATCTTTTCCGATTGAAAATGAAGCTTATTGGATGAAACCTAACGCACACTCAGAGATGTATCATGACGAAGAGTTAATGTCAAATGCAATCCCTATGCTTGAGTATGCTGACTTTGAAGTAGAAGCTAAACATAAAGAGGTTGCTGTTAATCATTTTTATGACTTTATTAACGCGGAACAAGAAATGGCGGGAGAGATGTTACAAACCAAAACGTTTGCAAATTAACTCTGCTGCTTTAAAATGTGATTTAGGCCCTGCATGAGAACCATCTTTTGCAGGGTCTTCATGTTTTTCTAAATCAAAATGAATCGGCACATGCTTATCAGTCAACTCTTTTAAATTATCGTAAAGATGAGGAAAACAACATAAATGTATGTGCTCTATTCCAGCTCTTTGACAAAGTAGCACTTGTTTTGCTACTGCACTTTCCCATAGCTCAGTAACGATTTTCTCATCAGAAAAATATAACATTCCTGCCGCGTGCCACGCAGCTTGGTGTTGCTTTTCGTGTTTTCTTTTGTTACCTAAAATTTGCTCTGAAAGTATCCAGTTACGGTAATATTTTTCATTTTTTACCACATGGTTTGCGACTATAAAACCTTGCCACATATTTTTTCTAAAGTCCCATACTTTCCAGCGATACTCACTTGTGTGTCCTATAATAATTAAATCAGGTTTTAACTTGACAGCTTCTTCAACTTGATTTAAAATTAGATATTCTGATGCACCACTTTGTGCAAGATTTTTTATCGTCGCATTGAATCTTTTAGCTAAAATATGTGAGTAAACTTGGTCTTGGCTATCAAGACCTTCTCCTTGAGTAAATGAGTCACCACAAGATACTATGAGCATTGATGATATTTTTGTTGTAGGAAACTCTTGGTCAATACCAAGTGATGAGGCACCAAATCCTGCATTTTCTTTATTAAACCTTGATAACCGATGGGAACATCCTGGTGTTACTTTAGATGTACAATCAGAGTATATCATAAAAAATAAACTTGTCAAAGGGTTTAAGGTAATTTGGTTAATTGGTCATCATCATCGTGCTGATCCAAAAGGTAACGGGGATTATTTAGTTCCATATGATTGGGGTGAGAATAATATATGGGGTAAGATGACTCGTGATATTTGGTTTAAAAAATTTACAAAAATGCCTTGGTATTGGCGAACTAACGCACTTTTTGTAAAAGCAGCAATTGAAGGCTTTACATCTGAAAATTTATTACTTATTCCAATCTATCGACCAAATATTTTAGAGCACGAAATATTACAAGATAATCCTTGCATTTGGTGGGAATACATGAGAGATCTTGCAAAAGAATATTCTGATGGAAGAGGGCATATTAATCAAGTAGGTCATACTATTTTTGCAATTAAACTTCGAGAGGAGCTTGAAAACAGGTGGAAGATTTCATTGACAGTGGATGGATAGATGCTATCGACATAGGTTTTAATGAGTCTATCGCTATAAACGCTCCTAAAATTGTAAAAGAATGTGAAAAAAATATAAAATATTTCGGTAATCAGTGGTATGCAGATTTTGCAGGATACAAAGCAATATTACTAAAACCAGGAGAAGGTTATGAATGGCATTTTGATAATATGGATTATGTTGATGGGATTCTTAGCTGTCCCCGGCCTAATAGATATTGGAGTCAGCTTACTTATTTAACTGATGGACAACCTTTTGAAATAGGCGATTGGAACCCTTTAGGAGAACGAGTTGAACAAACTGAATTTAGTGCGCCAATTCCTAATACAATACTCGCCCGTGTACATCCGAGGCCTGGTGTCACTGTTGTTTTTCCTTGCTTTATGGTCCATAGAATTAAGCCAGTGGTTAATAATAGAAGATGGGCGATAGTTAGTTTTATAGATAATCCTAATTACAAAAATATGGATAAAAAAACATTACAGTTAATTTTTAAAAGGTATTTTAATGAACATAATGGGCTTTAGCGCATATCATCACGATTCTGCGGCTGTTAATATTCATAATAATTTAATTGTGGGTGGATCTCATGAAGAAAGATTTACTCGTAAAAAGTATGATAATAGTTTTCCTATTAATACTTTTCGTTGGTTGAGAAATCAACAAGAGCAGACTGATGTAGTCGCTTTCTATGAAAAAAGAGATTTCATGGATAGACAAAACATCAAAAGAGATATTAAAAAAGCTCTTCCAGGTAAATTTGATATTGAATTTTTTGAACATCACGATTGTCATGCTATGAGTTCTATTTGCACGACTGATTGGGATAGATGTGCTGTCATGGTTGTTGATTCTATGGGGGGTAAATATGCAACTAGTCTTGGTATTTTTGAAGATGATAGAATTACTTGGTTAAAAAGATTTGAATACCCAAACAGTTTAGGATTATTTTATTCAACTGTCACCCGTTTTTTAGGTTTTAGACCTTTATCTGATGAAGAAAAAGTTATGTCTGCAGCAGCATATGGTGAGCCAAAATGGGCTAAGTATGCAAAAGAAAAAATCATTAACACAGAACTAGGTGAGTATACTTTACTTCAAGATTTACGTAGAGGTATAGGAGAAGGTACTTTAGATTGGGATGTTGCAAGAAGCGCTCAAGATATTTTACAAGAGTGTTTAATTAATCTTGCAAGTTGGTTGCATACCGAAACAGGCTCCTCTAAATTAGCATACGCTGGTGGTGTAGCTTTAAATTGTGTTGCCAACACAGAGTTAGTAAGATATACTGGATTCAAAGAAATTGCTATCCAACCGGCAGCAGGAGATGCAGGATGTGCTTTAGGAGCAGCTGCTCTTGTGCAAAGACCTCTTTGGGAGGGCCCGTATATTGGTTATAATGATTCTTTAAATCAAAATCCAGAAGAAATTGCACATAGAATTATGCAAGGAGAAGTTGTTCCTGTTTTAAATGGAAAGGCTGAATTTGGTCCTCGTGCTCTTGGTAATAGAAGTATTTTATGTTTACCAACTGAGCTTAACATTTCAAAACTTAATAACATCAAAAAAAGAATCAACGATACTTGGAGACCATATGCTCCTATCTGTCTTGACTCTGTTGCTGAAGATTATTTTGATATTTATATTCCTTCATATGACATGTTGTTTGTCGCTTTTTCGGAGACTGACTTATTTAGAACTCATGATGATACAGCAAGACTTCAGCTTGTCAATTCCTCAAAAAATGGGTTCTTAGGAAAAATTTTAGAAATTACCACTGCACATAATCACCCTATTTTAATTAATACAAGTTTAAATGTAAAAGGTAAACCAATTGTAAATTCTGTTGATGATTTTAAAAATGAGATGAAAGTTTTTTAATGTGGACTCATAATAAAAAATACGATTATACGTATGATATGCGTGTTGATACATTATCATCAGGTAGGACTTACTTTACCCCTGACGGTGATTATCCAAGTATTACTACTATTTTAGGTAAAACAGCTAATAATGTCTGGTTGCAGGCTTGGAAAGATAAAGTAGGAGAAGAAGAGGCAGCTCGCATTTCAAAAGAAGCCACAGATCGAGGCACTCTTATTCATGAATATGCAGAGCGTCATTTTAATAATGAAGATATAATAAATGATTTAGTTCAAGAATCATCTGATGTAATACAAATGACTCGAGACTTAGTTAAAATTACAGAATCTGGTGTCGAAGAAATTTGGGGTCAAGAGCAAGTTTTATGGAGTAATAAATA